TCCCTGAGATTTTCACGCCCTACGTTATTGAACAAACCACCCAGCGGAACGCGTTTCTTGCTAGCGGTGTTGTTCAGCCTCTCGCGGCGCTGAATACCTCTGAAGATGGTGGCGATTTCGTCTCGATTCCCTTCTGGAAAGCCAACCTGTCTGGCGATCTGGAAGTTCTCACCGATTCTTCCAGCCTGACCCCTGGCAAGATCACCGCTGACAAGCAAGTTGGCGTGGTCCTGCACCGCGGTCGCGCTTTTGAAGCTCGTGACCTGGCTGCTCTGGCCGCTGGTTCTGACCCCATGGCCGCTATCGGTCAAAAGGTTGGTGCTTACCTGGCTAACCAGCAGCAAGCTGACCTGCTCAAGTGTCTGGAAGGTGTGTTCGGCGCCCTGACCGGTGGCGACTCCCCTGCCTTTGACGCTCTGCGTTTTGACACCAGCGGTGCTACCGCCCTTGGCCCCCGTCAAGTGGCTAAAGCTCGTGCCGTCCTGGGCGACCAAGGCGACAAGCTGACCGCCGTGGCAATGCACTCCGCTTGCTACTACGACTTGGTTGAGCGCAAAGCTATCGACTATGTGCTGTCTAGCGAAATCGCTGGTGGCCTGACCCCCGATAGCGCACAGCCCGACGCCTTCGCCGGTAGCGTTGCTGCTTCCTTCGGTGATGTTCGCGTTCCTACCTACATGGGTATGCGCGTGATCGTCTCTGACGATGTGACCAACAGCGGTGGTAATTACGCTTGCTACTTCTTCACCGATGGCGCTGTTGCCTCTGGTGAGCAGGCCGCTTTGCGGAGTGAATTTGACCGCGATATTCTTGCTAAGTCGTCAGCAATGGCGGTTGACATGCACTACATCTACCACCCGGTAGGTGCGAAGTGGGCTGTGACCACTGCTAACCCGACCCGCGCTCAGCTGGCCACGGTTACTAACTGGTCGAAAGTGTACGAAACCAAGAACATTGGCATCGTGCGCGCCACCATCACTTCCAACTACGACTGATAGGAGGAACTAACGATGGCATCTCAATTCGAAGTCTCCGCTGGTAAGGCAATCGGCTACGTCAAAGGCGGCGCCGTGACCCAAGGCACCAGCAAAGCAACTGGCGTGACGCTGAATCAGCCTTGCGGCCAGATCACCACTCATGACGCTTCTTTGGCTGGTGGCGCTGAAGTTTCCTTCACCGTGACCAACAGCGAAGTTGCCGCCACCGATGTGGTGATGGTTTGCGTCGGTTCTGGCGCTTCCACTGGCACCTATATCGCAAGCGTTAGCGCTGTTGCCGCAGGTTCCTTTGATGTGACCCTGAGCAACGTTGGCACTACCGCTGGTGAAGCCCTGGTGCTGAACTACGCCGTGCTCAAAGCGTCTGCTTCCTGATGGGCATGTTCGCCTTCCGGCGACTGCGTGAACGGGAGGTCTCGGCTTCGGCTGGGGCCTCTTTTTCTAATGCAGAGCCCACCCCTAAACTTGAATCAACACCGGAACAAACGGCGCCTAAAAAACGTCGTACGGTAAAGCCCAAGGCGGAGCCTGCTGATGGCAATCACGATTGACGCCACTGTTGGCGGTGCTAACGCAAATAGCTATCTCACCCTGGCTGATGCTCAGGCGTTGATTGATGGCATGGTCGAAAACGACGACGTGACCGCATGGGCGTCGGCTACTACTGACCAGAAAAACCGTGCGCTTTACACCGCTACGCAGCGCATTGATCGTGAGCGCTTTCTAGGCGCAAGGGCTACTGACACCCAAGCTTTGCAGTGGCCCCGCACTGGTGTTCGCAAGCCCGACACCTACATCAACACCTACGCAATCGGGTTCCCGTTCAAGATCACCACTGACTATTACACCGACACCGAGATTCCTGACCAGATCAAACAGGCTCAGGTCGTGTTGGCCGTCTACCTCAACAACAACAAAGATGGCATGGGCCTTAGCGGCCTTGAGGATTACAAGCGCGTCCAGATCGGCACCCTGAACGTTGAGACGGCTGGGGCTAGCGCCATGGCCACGGGTGCTGATCGTGTCCCGCCGATCTATGAGCGCTATATGACTGGACTTAGAATTAGCGGACCAGGAAACTTTGCCATCAAGCGGAGCTGATCAATGGGCAGGCATAACGGCATCGACCCCGCTTATAGCCTTGGTGGGGATTTTGTGAATACCACTGCCGCTCAGACTGGCCGCTGGAATCGCATTGTCATCGTCAAAGGCAACACATCGTTCAGCGCTTTGGGCGTTGAGAATTACACCGGCAATAGCTTGGTTGGAGAAGGCTTGCCCGCTGGCTTTGAGCTTCAGGGCGTGTTCACCAGCTTCACCTTGAACTCGGGTGGCGCTGTCATCGCTTACAACATCTGATCATGGCTAAGTCACACGGCGGAGCATCTGAAGTCAATTACGCCCTTGGCGCTGAGGTCATTACTGACACGGTTGCCCACACTGGCAAGTTCAGCCACATCGACTTCTACGAAAACAGCACGATCACCGCGATTGTGTCTACCAACATCACCGACAGCAACTTTGCCGGTGCATCGGCTGATCAGGGCGCTCACTTGACTGGTTATTTCACGAGCATTCAGCTTCAGAACGGAGCCTGTATCGCCTACAAGATCTGATGGCGCTTTCGACCTCACTGCAGAAAACGGCTCGCAAGCTGATCACAAAGTTTGGCGGTTCGATCACGATTCGTCGCGTCACCACTGGTGCTTACAACCCCACAACGGGTACAGCGACGCCGACCACTAGCGACACCACCATTAAAGGTGTACTGGAAGACGTACAACAGCGTGAGGTCAACGATCTGGTTAAAGGCAGCGATAAGAAGCTGACCATTGCAGCGGCTGACCTTACCTTTGAGCCTGCGGTGTCTGATCAGGTGTCGGTGTCTGGCCGTGTCTTTCAGTGCATTCAGGTCAATCGAATTGAGCAGGACAACACGGCTATCGTGTTTGAGATGTACCTGAGAGAGTGATATGGCCAGGCAGATCAAGATTGGCGATATTGGCGATTACGCCGAAAAGCAATTCAATGATCTGCTGAAGGCCGCGGTTCTTGAGGCTGACAAGGTACTGAAGAACAACAGCCCCGTTGATACTGGCCGCTTTCGTGCAAGCTGGGCGATTGGTCAAAATGCTGCGCCATTCAAGGGCGTACCGGAAGGCAGTTACCCAACACCGCCCCCGCCCAATGCTGTCAATTATCAGCTCGGGCAGGAGAAAGCTGGCAACGTGTACAGCCTGCACAACAATCTGATCTACGCCGAACCTCTGGCTATCAATGGAAGCCGTCGCACTGGCGTTCCTGAAGGCTGGGTTGATTCGATTGCCAAAGACCTTCAGACTTATGTAAACGCTGAAGCCGACCGTATCGGACGCCAACAATGAGCCTCAATACTCTCCGTTCGCATATTGAAAGCCGCATTGCAACTGAGTTTGCATTGGCTCCGGTCCTTCAGGTCGCGTATCAGAACGTCCCGTTCACGCCGCCGAATAATGCCAGCTGGATTCAAAGCAGCATCACTTGGGGCGACTCTGCCTACATGACCATTCAGACCACATCAAGCCGCGGCACTGGTGATGGCTTTGATCGTCGCAATGGCACGCTTGTCTTCAACATCTTCAGCCCTCGCGGTGAAGGTCCTGGCGCTGGACTGACGATTGCTCAGCGCTGCATTGACCTGTTTTCACGTTTACAGCTAGAAAATATAAAGTTTGACGCTGCAAATGGTCCGCGCACCATTGAACCCGCTGCGCCAGAAGGATTCTTCCAGACTCAAGTAGCCATCACTTTTGAAGCTTACGAGCAAAGCTAGAATTCCTCTAGCCACTTACCGTTCACAACAATGGCTGTCACTGTTTTGTCCGGTACGTCCGGCGCCCTTTATTACAAGCCCGCTGGCACCACCGGTACTTTCGGTGAATCTGGTGTCAGTGTCGCAAACGACGAGATCACGGTTGAGCCTTATCTCAACTTCAAAGTTGGTGATCCTGTTGAATTCAGCGTTGTCAACAGCCAAACCGGCGGCGCTGGCACCGGCACCCTGCCTGCTGGCATCAGCCTGAGCACCACCTATTACGTCATTGCCTACACCCCGGCAACCGGCGTTCTCCAGGTCTCGGCTACTGCTGGTGGTTCCACCATCACCATCACTGACGACGGCACCGCAGCTGCTCCCAACGAGTTCCAAGTTGCTTACGCCGATTACGCCGCTGTCGGTCAGGTTCAATCCTGGTCCTTTGAGATCAGCCGTTCTGAAATCGACGTGACCACCATTGGTCAAACCGCCGGTCAGTATGCACCCTTCCGTGCTTACATTCCTGGTTTTGCTGATGGCAACGGCACCGCCACGGTATATGTGACCAACGAAGATTCCGCTTTGTCCAACCGGATGGTGGAAGACGTGCTGCAGCGGCAGCAAGTTGGTTGCGCCTTCAAGCTCTACACCGACAAGCAGAGCAGCGAAGCACTGAGCCGTTCGATCGCAATGGATGCCGTTCTGCTGACTGCCAGCATGAACATCAACCCTGATGACGCTCAGCAAGTTGAGATCACCTTCCGCCCGGCTGGTGTTCCTACCTTCGACTTCAGCACCTCCGCCTGATAAGCTTCCGCTGGAATGTTCGCCCCTGGGTTGCACCGGGGGCTTTTTTATGTCTAAAGTGATAACAAAGACCCCATTTTTATGCCTGCGCCTGCTTCGTCAGCTCTTGCCCGCCTGAAAAAGGCTGCAAACCTGACGCCCATCAAGCGTGTGGTGACGTTGACTGATGGTTCGGAGTTTGAGTTTTACTCAGCGCCGTTGACCATGGCAGAGCGTGAGCGCGCCCAGAAGATGCCTGGCGGTGATGACGCCAATGGTTTTGCGTTGAACCTGCTGGTCACCAAGGCCGTGGACGACACTGGCAAGCGCTTGTTTCAGGCTGGCGAAATCGCTGAGCTAAAGAACGATGTGATGGACGCCGATTTGCAGGCATTGATGCTGGCGATCGTGACCAACCCTGAGGAAGAGGAAGAAATTGACATGAAAAGCGCTAAAGGCTGAACTCAAGAAAGACAACCTGCTGTTGCTGCAGCTTGGGGTTGCCAAGGAGTTGGGCTATACGTTGGCTCGACTTAGCGCGGAGGTGACCTTTGAAGAGCTGCTGTTGTGGAGCGGATATTTTGACCTATTGAATGAAGAGCAGAAGCGTCAGTTAAAGCGGCGCCGGTAGACTGCTTTTAACAAGAGGGTTGGGCCGTGTCTGTCGTCGCCAATGTTGCCGTCAACGTTGATGCACGCAACGCAAATCAAAGCCTGCGGGACATACAGGGGCAAGCGGAAAAGACTGAGCGGTCTTTCGGTCGATTGACTGGTGCCGTTTCAAAATTAGCCACGGCATTTGCTGGAGTACAAACTTTTAAATTTGTTTTCGGTAAAACAGCTGAGATCGAAAAACAAAGTCGCAGCCTAGAAGTTTTAACCGGAAGCGCACAGAAAGCGGGCGTAATTATTAAAGAGTTGCAGCGAATAGGTGCAGTCACTCCGTTTACTAGTACAGAGCTGATTGATTCAGCCAAAAGACTTCAGGCGTTCGGGGTTGAAACCGAAAAGGTCGTTGAAACCACTAGGCGGCTTGCTGATGTCTCTGGTGCAACAGGTGCCGAGCTTCAAGGTCTTGTCACCGCTTACGGCCAGGTTCAGGCTAAGGGTCGATTGCAGGGCGAAGAACTTCTGCAGTTTCAAGAGCGCGGCGTTGCGCTGCAGAAGGTACTGAAAGAGGAATACAGGCTCAGTGGCGAGGAATTCCAAAAGGCATTAAGCAAGGGTCAAATTAGTGCTGAGGCAGTTGAATATGCAATTCAAAAATTAACCAACACTGGCGGCAAATATGCCAATGGTGCTATCGCTCAAAGTGACACCTTGTCTGGCCGCTTAAGCACCCTTCAGGATGGAATTGAACAACTTGCTCGCACGGTGGGCACCGTCTTGTCCCCCGCAATCAAGGCAGTTCTAAATCAAGCCATTCAAGCAGTTGATACCATCAATCAATTACTGGCAGCAGGCAGAGAGGCGGGCTTTACTAAGAATGTTTTTATCGCTCGACAAGCTCTAAACGCTGGGGCGACAAGTCAGGCTGTTGACAATATCGCCAAAGGGATTGAACAAGTTAGCTCCCAAAAGAATGCGGCTGGAATCGAGCAAAATTTACAAGCCCTACAAAAATATCAACGGCTTTTGCAAAGCATTGGTCCTGACGATCCGAACGCCCAAAGAGCGGTTGAGCTGCAAGGCATGATATTTAAAAAAATACAAGCAAATCTTGAGGCTCAAAAACAATTGGGTCAACAGCAAGCCCCTGCTCAGCAAAGCGAAATTCCTGCCTTAATGCAGCCAAGTGGCGCCGATAAAGCGGCAAAAGATGCGAAAAAACTTGCCGACGAACTTGCCCGTTCACTGCAGACTGGCAACCAATTATTTACTCAATTCTCCCGTCAAGCTGCTTTGACTGGTGAAATATCAGA